ATACCTTTATCAATTTTATTATTTGACACAAAGGTATGGTATTATTTTCGATTAGCCAAATTTAGACACAATTATTTTCAATCTAATATGAAATTTTATCTTATCTATCTGTAAACGTGATATTTACAAAATTTTACTTTTAAATTCATTTAAAGACATGATGACAACACCTAACGTTTGGGCTTTGACAATTTTAGATGAAGTAGCTGTTTTGTCTTTAACAATTAAATGAGTAGTTTTTTTAGACACACCGCTAACCACTTGTCCCCCTTCGTTTTGAATCATTGATTCTAATTGCGAATCTCTAAATCCAGATACACAAATACTCATACCTTTGCATTTTCCTTCGGCATTAGTGTTTTTGGGCTTAGGTTGCAATACAGGGATTTGTGTTTCTTTCAAGAACTTAAAGAATGATGGTACCCCCAGTATAAAACTCTGTTGTGTTTTTGAAAGCTCTTTGAATTTCGGCTCATCTTTTGATATAGACACATAATAGGAATCATAAAAAGCTGTGCGTATATCGTCAGACATATCATCTAAAATTTTTTGTGCCTTAATTTTACCAATACCGGTAAAACAATCGCTAGCTTGCATGAGAGTGGCCATTTCCATTCCTTGCATAATTCGTTTATTGTTTTCTAACACAGTATTTGATATACTTTCGCCAAACCCATCAATACTATACAAGTCATCAAAAGTGACATTGAGAATTTTAGATATGGTGTCAAATCCAGCATCAAATATTTTTGAAATTGTTTCTTCACCCATATTTTCAGCTCCACATGTGGTATAGAAGAACACAATTTTAGCTAACTTGATGCCTGGACAATGTGGGTTTGTGCAGCACAATTCTACTAAACTTTGGTTCCATTTGGTCGAATAGCCACAATGAGGGCATTCACATAACTTATCCCATAAATTCATTAATTCTTCTTTTGGTGCCGGAGCTAAGGTTTGCAATATTTTAGGGATAACACCACCAGATCGAGTGACTAAGATTTTTGCTCCTTTTGCAATTTCATGGTCATTAATCCATCCAGCGTTATATCCTGTTGGGTTTTCCATTTCACAGTCACCTGTATTGATAGTTTCAATTTTTACTACAGGTTTTAATGCGCCAGCTTTACTGATTTTCCAATTAATGTCTTTTACTGTTGTTTCAAATGCCTCGGTAAAGTCTGGGTGTTTGTATGCGATAGCGTATAAAGGATTCCCTGTTGTTTGATGTCTTCCAAGCGAGTCCCACAGTTTGATGTTGTTGATATAAATCACTAATCCATCAATATAATATAAATTGCTCCAAACCTTAAAGAGTTCCATCAATGATTCTTCTGTGAGTTCGTTGATTTTCATTATTTTGAATAGAAGGTATTGTTTGAAGGTATTACATAGAGTCTCATACAATTCAGCATACGATGCAAATTGTGCAGTACTATACTCATCAATACCATATCTGAAGAAGTCCACGTGTTTAATCAGAGGTGTTGCGTTGTCTCTATTCAAGAAGCCAGCTGCGGTATTTCGTGGTGATTTATATAAATCTCCTGTATCGCATGAACATTGATTTTCAAAATGTGTTGTCCATTGGTAACGATTGAAAACAAATTCTCCAAATACGTGCATCCATTTGGGGGTATATTCAAATTGTTTGAGTTGTTGATAATGTTCGGAACAGTCTTGTCCTTCGTTTTCGGCACCACCTCTCGAATAAGCTTTATGAGTGGTTTCACTATAAAGTAATGATAATCCATCAAATTTTGGAGTGATTACTATAGTATCGTTTGGGCTAATTGACAATGATTTAATCCAATTGTTTATTTCCGGCAAACTTTTTACTTTATTAAGTGATTTCATTGGTATTGGTAATTTCACTTTTCGTTTAGCAGAAACAGTGACAGGCTCAATGTGTTGGAACCATTCGTTATTTGGGTCCATTTCACGAAGTTGTTCTACCAATTGATCATATTCTGCATCTGTTATAGCAGGATCACCTTTACGATATTGTTCATTGTATTTCTTGATATTATCAAGCAATGTGTCTTTATCTTTAATATTAATCATATCTTCAAGAATAATATGGGGGCATTGATGCCCCCAAAGTTAGTTATTTTTATTTATCCGTATGTCCAAAACCGCCATCCGCACGTTCTGTTGAGGTTAATGATTCTACAGAATCCACCGCATCCCATTCCGCACGTTCGTGTTTTGCGATGACTAATTGAGCAATACGTTCACCATCGTTGATAACAAATGGTTCTGAACCATGATTTATCAAGATAACGCCGATTTCACCACGATAATCTGCATCAACCGTGCCCGGTGAATTCAATACCGTAATTCCTTTCTTGATAGCCAATCCGCTACGTGGTCGAACCTGTGCTTCGTAACCAATAGGCAATTCTATAAACAGTCCAGTTGGAATCAGCACACGTGCGCCTGGAGTTAAAGTGATTGGATTATCAATGTTTGCTTTCAAATCCATACCAGCAGATTGTGGAGTTGCATATTGTGGCAACTCATGTTTTGACTTGTTGTAAATTTTAATCTTCATTTTTTTTCGTTTTATATTTCCAGTTTTTACGATTCATTTTGGCAGTAGCGTACACTTGTCGTTGTACACCGCACATTTTATCATATTCTTCCAATTTCAAAGTGCCAATATCCGTTAGTTCAAGTTCGATATTACTGTCAATATATCTGAAATAGTACATACCATTTGACATCAAGTGTCCATTACATACTTTTGATATATTTCCAGGCTTTAAACCACTAATTTTAGCAGACTCGGTAACAGAAGATGCAATAAGAGTTAGTATTTTTCTTCGATTAAAAATTAGGACAGGTTTAGCTGCCCCCCAATTCCGTTGTGTCATCATTCCATATTTGTTTCCACAATTCTGGAGTCAATCTACGTTTAATAGAAGTTATTAAATGAGTATCTGATACAACAACACCATGAACAAATAATTCTTCTATGATTTCGTTGATATATACACAAAATTGTGGGTCTATATAAGATAGGAACGGATAGCAAAAATGTCCGTTAATCAATTGGTGCCCCTTATTGTTTATCAGCACTAATTGTTCATGCTGAAGATTATAAGTTTTGGTTATCGCTTTAATCTGGAAATTAAATTGTTTGAAGAAATCTTCTACATTTAATTTTCCACTGGGGTCTTTTTCTTGAAGATAAAATGTAGCATCAAAATATTTGCTACTTTCACTATGATTTCCAAAAAGGAGTTTTGGGAATTCTGGAAGTACTATATCTGTACATTCAATATTTACGATTCTTCCAGTTCCTTGTATGGGGTTCATTATACCCTTATATTATTTTGATGTGTTTCTTTAGTTACCAACACGGACTGAGCTTTGTCATACTTGACATTTGGGATGGTCCAATCACGTTGTTCCTTTACTTTTTTCAAGAAAGCATTGGTGTTGTCAATAGCTTCTTTTGAAGAATAGGCAGGAACATAGATTGTTTCAGTCGTTTTCTTTTCTTTACCAGTTTTTTCGTTAAGTTCACGATACACGACAGACACTGCGTATAAACCTACTTCAGTACTTTCGTCTTCTTCAAAGTAATACGTAATCAAACCACATGTCAATTCCGTATCGGTCATAAATGTGTTATTATACACAACTTCTGAAATCTTTGTTTTTAAGATTTCGTATTCCACTTTACCAAACTCATTTTTGCCTTCACTCAATTTGTAGGCTATTTGTTCGGCTTCTGAATAGCAAGTGGCCATTACCAAGTCTTCGGTTTTAAAAAGAACTACAGCTCCTTCGTCATTTGTTCCTTGGTACGCCATTTTGATACGATAAAAATCAAAACTACTGTTCATTTAAATAATATTTAATTGTTGATTTACTTCGCAAAGATATGATAAATTGATATATTGCCAAAATAATTAAAGCGAATTAACATATTATTTAATTTTATGCACTTGTTATCCAGCATTTTAGCTATATTATTCATATTTCTTCAATTCTAAATTTTAACAATTAGTTGTTTTCTACAATAATCTTTTGATTTCCATGATAGAAACCAAGAAAAGCAGGGGTAACTATTCTTTCAAAAACTAATATAAGATGAATCAGAATAAATCAACTGTTACGTTTCATGGTACACCATTGGAAAGTATGTTTAAAACGAGCAAGAAGACTATCCAAGAATATGTACGTGAAATAGATAATCATTGTCGATTCAAATCAGTACAATCTCAAGTATCTCGTGGGGTTGTGTTGGATGACAGAGGCAGACTGATAGACCTTTATGAAGCTTGTGTACAACAAGACGCTCATTTAGGTGCGGTGCTAGAAACTGTAATGTCCCAGATTATTGGAGAGCGTTATATGTTAGCACGTCAAAATGAAAAAGGGAAATACATCAAAGATGTAGAAGAAACCAAAAAGATTCAAGGTTCACAATTCAATAAAATCATAAGAGGTATCGTTGAATCCAAATGGTATGGTTATACATTACTTGAAATTATGCCGGATATAAATCCGTTAACAGGAAAATTGAAAGAAGTCAATATCATTGAAAGACGTAATGTATTGGCCAATCAAAAACGTGTAGTTCAACGTCAAGGTCAATGGACTCCAGGTTGGGATATAGCTTCTGCCCAATATTTTAAGAATTATGTTTTAATTAATACCGGTGACTTGGGGCTGTTTGCCGCCACTACACCATTGATTTTGGCTAAGAAATTTACAGTAGCTAATTATGTAAATTTCAGTCATACTTATGGACAGCCTATTATACATGGTAAGACTGAAGGTGAAAGCAATGCTGATCGCCAGCGTTTAGCGTCTGAAATTGCAAATGCGGCCCAAAACAAAGTAATTGTTACTGGTTTAAATGACACAGTAGATGTGAAAACATTTACAATGTCCAATTCAGAACATATATACACCAGTCTGATTGAATTTGCAAACAAGGAAGTCTCTAACTTAATTGTAGGTTCCGGTTCAATGGCTGGAGAACAACAATCTTATGTTGGTTCCACCACCGCACATCAAGATATTTTCCGTGAACGTATTGAAGTATATCGTGAATATATAGAAAATGTGATGAATGAAGAAATCATGCCTCGATTGGTAGCAATGAATTATATTAAACCAGGCTTGGAATTCAAGTATGCTAATCGTGTCGAAATGAGCAACAAAGACAAAATCAGTCTTTATTCATTTATTACAGATAAATATGAAGTTTCACCAGATGAAATTGAAAAAGAATTTGGCATTGTTGTTGGTAAACAATTCAACAATGTTACAGGAGCTATGACAGGGGGAAGTCCTCATGTTGGTGGTAGAAGTTCCAATGACAGAGGTATCATGTCAGACGAGGAATATTATCGCCGTTACGGTAGAAGACGTGGAGAAAGACCTTCTGATGTCACAAATTTTCTCTTGGAAGAGGGGTAAAAGATAGCACCCTCTCTTCCGCAGAGGCTTCCAAACCAACCAAAGATGACGAAGATAAAGCTGAATACCTTGCTATCTATGCTATCTTCCAGCGTTTCATACAAAATTATGGTAATGCAGATGTTCAATGGGATTTATTGGAAGCAATGATGGATTTACGATTTGAGTTCGCCTTTAGCCATGCTATCAAAGGATTTGGTATGGATATGGAAAAAGCTTTGGGTTTATTACGTAATAAAAATAATGGACTCACTCGTTTAGAACGCGAACAACGAGATATACTTGTGGCAGCTTTAGATAATCTCATTGATTTTGCTGTAGCCGAAGAATTTCAAATGTATGAACACCTTCCAGCAAATTGCGATATTGCAGACCCAATGGATTTGGAAGAATGCGAAGATGTATTTTGGCGATACAATCATATATATTCTAAAATCGAGAATGAGGATATAGAGTATGCTATGAAAATTGCAGCAGCATGGGCTATACACACAGATAGCACTGTGTTTACTTTTATGACGCAAGGCGATGAACGTGTACGTCCTTGGCATTTGGCTCTAGAAGGTACTAGCTACCCCAAACATTCTTTTCCAGCCTGGTTAATTCCACCAATTGAACATGGATGTCGTTGTTATTTAGTGGAAGAAAGTATAGAAGTAATTAATGAATCTTCTATGTTTGCTAAAGTTGAAAATACAATTAATGAAATGCCAGATTTTGTGAATCCAGTATTTAAAGAAAGTGTAGCAAAAGGTGGACGAATATTCAGCGATGCACATTCATATTTTGTAATACCTAAAAAATACAAAAAACGATTGCGTGCTATTGCTAAAAAAATTAAATCCAAATGGCTGGAAGAACAATAACACCTAAGCAATTAGCCCGTCAATGGGCTAATTTGCCTAATAAGTTTGAAGTAAATATATTCAATTTTGAGACATTGGTTGGCAATGCAGCTAAAAAAGTGTTTCAAGATTCGTTTTATTTAAGGCGATTCAATTCTAGTGGTACATTTGCATGGCGTGCTAGAAGAGACAATAAGCCTCATCCAATATTGGAAGAAACGGGAAATCTTAAAAATTCAATTGTATGGCAACGGAGTAGTACAGGTTCACAACGTGGGGTAGTTATTTACACTTCCCCCTTTGCTTTTAAACATAGCAAACGACAATACGGTCGTAATTTTTGCTATGCAGCAGTACACAACGACCCATCCGGCACCCATACTTATGGCAAATCTGGTGTACCTAGTATTCAACGGCAATTTATCGGATATTCCACGATTCTAAATGATAAAATATCATCTTATAGTATTCATATTTTTGATGGTTTTCCTAAATGATAGTAGATAAATACACAAAACAAAAACCAAACATTATTGACGCTGGGGACAATCCAATGCTTCCAGACGATGACAATATCACTTTAGAAGAAGTTACCGACAACCCTTTGATTGAGGTATATAAGGCAACTAGAAGAGTATTGGAATCATTACATATCATTCCTGATGACACAAATTCGCCTAAGTTGTTTCAAACCGTTAAGATTGATAATGGCCAATTTGAACGTATAGTCCGATCTAAAGGTAATACGGAATATGCCATTGGTTTTCCAGCTGCATTTATTCGATTTACTAATGTTCGCTATTTAGTGGCGCAACAGCGAATAGGTGAAGGTCGAGCCACTATGCGTATTCGTTTTATTTTAAACAACCTGAATACCAGTGATGACGATATTGAAACAGAAGGTTTTAGAATTTTCCAACAAATCAATGATGCAATTCAAGATGCAAAAGACAAGGAACCAGCATTAAATGAGCGTTGTAACCTTACTTACTTTGATATGCCTGAATCATTGGATAATGGTTTGCAACCATATTGGATTGATTATGAAATATGGTTCCGAACAAGTTCTTCATTTCAATACCGTAATTGGGTTGATAGATATTTGGTTATTCCACCGTTTACAAATCACAATGATGCACCACAACATGATTCAGAAAATCATGGCAATCATTTGTCCCCTCAAATAGAAGAGGTAGCTAGATTTGAACCTTCAGTAGATATTCCAGGTGATTCAACTGATGGGGAAAATACAGAAACAGAAACAAATTGACACAACTATTTATCTTAACATATTCTATTCTGTTAAAAAGTTAAAATGAAATTAGAAGATTTGAAGTACGTGGTAGGTGAAGCGCATGAAGCACAACCAGCCTATATGCGTTTATATGGCCACATTAACGAAACAAGCACACAACGATTTAATGAAGAATTCTTGTGGTTACAAGATGTTGTCAAGCCATCAAAGATAGTCATTTGTATCAACAGTGAAGGTGGCAGCGTTTTGTATGGCATGGGTACATTCTCCATTATTCAAAACAGTTCAATTGAAGTTGAAACTATTGTGGAAGGTATGGCAGCTTCAATGGCATCTGTTATTTGGGCAGCAGGTACACGCTCATACATGCGTGACTACTCAATCTTGATGATTCATAATCCTTTTATCAAAGCTAGTGAAGCTAGTGACCCTGATACAGCACAAACAGTTGCGGCATTTCAACAACAAATTGAAATGGTTTATCATAGACGTTTTGGATTATCTAAGTCCAAAATTCGTGAAATCATGGATGGAAAAGAAGGATGTGACGGTACTTATTTTACCGCTAAACAAGCAGTAGAAGCCGGTATTCTTCCAGCTGAAAATATCATCAAGACTTCCAAACAAGTGTGTAATAAGGTACAAAGTCAAATTGAAGGATTGACTGAAGCATGTGAAATTCAAAAAATTATGGCTTCAATCAATATGGGTTT